GGAAATGGCAATAGAGATCAACAACTTATGCACCTTACGACAATGTTACAGTTTGCCGGAGATGCCATGAGAGGTGGATTGAAGATCGTCAATGAGAAGAACATGTATAACATGGGAGCAGCACTCGTAAAGAATATGGGCTTCCAGAATGTTGATGACTTCCTCACTGATCCAGACTCCGTACCACCTGAACAACCTAGCGGAGAAGAGTCTATGCAACAGGCAGAACTCCAGCTAAAACAGAAAGAACTTGAAATTAAAGCTGCTGACATCCAGGTTAAGATGCAGAAGATGCAACAGGAAGCAGCAAAGGATGCAGTAGATGCACAGCTTAAAATGGCTGAACTCCAACTAGAAGCGAAACAAGGTCGAGGAGTAGCTATTGGATAAAGAACAAAGAGAACTCAGTGCTAAGTTACTACTCTCTAACGAACTATTTAACGAAGCGTTTACTACGCTTGAAACAGATATCAAGGAGACATGGTATAGAACTAGTCTTGCTGATACCGAAGCCAGGGAACAAGCCTGGTTATCCCTACGACTTCTCGAACGGATACGCCTACATCTAACCAGTATTGTTGAATCTGGAGACATGGCGAGGAAACTTGGGAAACACCAACTATAGGAGTACAACATGGCGGATACTCAATCGAATCCCCACCCCGTGTCACAGAATCCTGATCTCAGCCCAGATGGTTTGGCTGCTGCACAGGATGCAATTTTTGGATTACTGAACTCAGAAGAGCAACCAGACCAAGAAGAGCAACCGTCTGAAATAACTGAAGACGTAGAGGCATCTGATGAAGCACCTGAAGATTCTGAAACTGAAGAAGTCAAAGAAGAAGAATCAGAAGATGTGGATGATGATGACTCTGAAGAATCCGAGGAAGAGGAAGCTGAAGATGAGGACGAACCGGAATCCACTGTCTATACTGTAAAGGTAAACGGACAAGATGTGGAAGTATCCGAAGACGAACTTATTAAAGGTTACTCACGCCAACAGGATTATACTCAAAAAACGCAGCAATTAGCTGAATATAAGAGACAGATGGATGCTGCTGCCGGACAGATGCAGCAGGAAATCGCTCAGACTCAGCAGATGCGTTCTCAGTATGTTGACGCTTTAGCGACAGCTATCGAAGGAAACTACGCTCATCTCCAGCAGTTTGCTAATGTTGATTGGGACCGGCTTAAGACCGAAGACCGTGAAGAGTATCTAACTAAGCGTGACGACTACCGTCAGGCTCAGGAGCAGATAGAAGGGTTGAAGGTAAAGGCAGGTCAGGCTCAGCAACAGCAAGAGCAAGAGATACAGGTTCAACACCAGCGTATGCTACAGGAAGAACATTCTAAGATGGTAAGTATATTACCCGAATGGAATGATCCTAATACGCAGAGAGCGATAGCAAAGAGTGTTTCTGATTTTGCCTTAACTAAAGGTTACAGTCAGGAAGAATTGTCGCAGCTAGTAGATCACCGCTCTATACTTGTGCTTATGCAAGCCAAGGCTTACGAAGACTTAACTCGGAAACAGCATGAGGTTCGTGCTAAGAAGGTTAAGAATAAGCCGAAGGTCTTGAAAACAAAAGCTCAGCGTAGTAAAGCGGAATCAACGAAGGGCAAACGTACAGAGAAAATGAAGCGTCTACAGTCAACAGGCCACGTCGATGACGCAGCTTCGTTACTGGAAGATTTATTTGATTCTCAATAAAGGAGATATACTATGGCAATTGCCGCTAATACTTCACTGACCTATTCGACAGTGGAGCTCAAGAAGCAGATTGCCGATATAATCTACAATATTTCTCCACTTGATACACCGTTTTTCTCACGGTGTAGTCGAGAGAAAGCTGTAAACACCTTGTTTCAGTGGCAGACGGATGCCATTGGTGCGGGTGCAGCTAATCGCGTCATACAAGGCGATGATTCTCCGGCAGCAGGTGCGAGAGCCTTACCTACACTTTTGAACAATCGTACGCAGATTAGTCGCTACGTAGTTCAAACGTCAGGTACGGATCAGGCTGTAGAGTATGTCGGTCACGGGAAGCATCAGGCTTACCAGATAGCAAAGCGTGGAAAGCAAATGAAGCGCGACTGGGAGAAAATGCTCTCTCAGAATATTGCTAAGGTAGTAGGTAATGCAACCTTAGCTCCAGTATCTGCTGGTCTACCTACGTGGTTAGGCACTAACTACACTTCAATGAATCCAAGTTCAGGATCTCCAGCAGCTTCATCTGGTGATGGTTCTGATACGATGACAGAAGCAACTGCTACCGCATCCATTACGGAAAACGGTATCAGGAGCGTCATCTTGGATTGTTACAATAACGGTGGTGATCCGGACATGATCTTATGTCCAGCGACCATCAAACAGGCAATCTCAGGCTTATCAACTAACGCTGGTCCTGGTTATGCGATTCGCAATGAGATCAAAGGCGACAGTGCGGTTACTGCTATCAACGCAGTAGACGTGTATGTTTCTGACTTCGGTAGCTTTAAGATCGTACCGGATCGAAACCTGTATAGCACTGAGCATGTCTTTTTCTTAGATATGGATTTCTGGGGCTTAGCAGTCCTGCGTGACTTCCAGACAGAAGACTTGGCTAAAACTGGTGACTCTGTAAAACAGATGCTCCTGTTCGAAGCTGGCCTTGTCTCTAAGAACGAGAAGTCTAGTGGTATCCTCGCTGATTGCAAAGCGTAACAACTAAGGAAGGGGGAGGGGCAACTCTCCCCCTAACTTCTATGAATGATAAAGAACTAAGTAAAGCTGCAAAGAAGATGCAGAAGGGTAAAGCCCCTAAAGCAGAACAAAAATCTAAGGAGCCAACGGATGCTGTCGGTTGGTTGAGGAAGGCATATATTGATGCTGACCCAGCTGATGGGGCACCTAAAGTAGGAGGCATTGGTTATGTCTAAGTATACTTTGGATTATGAGCATGGTCGTAAAACTGAAATGGCGTTCGACGATTCGTCTGACGCTTTTGTCATTCAGACAAAGGAAGATGCTACTCCTGTATTAGACGCAAACAAGCGCAAGTATAATGATTATGGAGATAAGCTTACGCCAGGAAAGAGGGGTGAGTGGCACCATGCAGCTTCGATACCCGCTACAATCTGGGAGAAGTGGTTACAAGAAACTAACGGTGAGATTCAAAAAGATTCTAAACTGTTAGCTCGGTATCTAAATGATCCTGATAACAAATATTTTAAGACAGCACCAACTAACATATAGGTAAAAAGTTATGGCATATATTGATATTAGCAATGTTTGGCATCCGCTAACTACGCATACGCTATCTGCGACTACAACCAGTGGCGCGACCAGGACATCTGCATTTGCAACTCAAATACAGTCTATCATGGTAACAGCTACTGCTGCATGTTTTGTTCAGTTCGATACCACACCGACAGCCCTTGTAGCAAGCTCTGTGTATATTGCAGCCGGTACTCCTTACTTCTTTAGGGTAAGTGAAGCAGACAAATGTGCAGCGATAACTGGGGCTAGTACAGCATCAGTTTATATCACTGAACTAAGTAGGTGAAACAAGTTGCTATTGTAGGCTTATCTGGGTCTACTCATGATGATGCTCCATACGAAGATCCTAACTGGGAAGTGTGGGGGTTACCATGGGATGAGGACCGGTGGCCTTACCTTGAAAGGTACTTTGAAATCCATCCTCTCGAACTTCTGCGAAAACCAGAGTCGATGCGAAGAGAAGGATACGAAGACCGATTGAGGGAGCTTGACGCTCCACTGTATATGCAGACAACTTATGATGATATTCCAAACGCACTAAGGTATCCTATTGAACAGGTAGTGGATTATCTTGGTCTGGATTATTTTAATTCATCTATATCCTACCTTATGGGTATGGCAATAGCTGAAGGAGCAAGCAAGATTGGCATCTGGGGCGTAGACATGGCTGACGTTGACGCCACCCCTGGAGATCCATCCTATATTTCAGAGTTTGCTTACCAGCGACCGAACATGGAATACCTTATTGGGTTTGCCCGTGGCAAGGGAATCGAAGTATACATCCCATCTGAATCTCCTTTAACAAGATTTCATGGAGAAGGTATCCCTTTAGGGTTAATGTACCCATCGTATCCCCGGCGTTATGGATACTTAGCTCTACACTAAGAGAGATTAAATGGCTATTTCAACATACAGTGAACTTCAGACCGCTGCTGCCAACTGGCTAGACAGGGATGATCTTACTAACAGGATTACAGAGTTCGTATCTTTAGCAGAAGCGACATTCAATAGAGTGTTGCGACTTCGTGCTATGGAAACTACCGCTGCTGATACCACTCCTAGTGGATCAAAGGAAGAGCCACTTCCTACTAATTACCTTCAGATGAGAGAGATACATCTAACAACTAGCCCTATAGTTTCTCTATCCTATATTACTCCAGAGATAATGTACAGGATAAGAGCTGGCAGTACAACTGGTAAACCTAACAGTTATTCTATACTTGGTGAGAACTTATTGTTTGGTCCTACTCCAGACAGTGCGTACACCTACAGTATAACTTATTACAAAGCGTTTACCGCTCTCTCTGATGACTCTCCAACTAACTGGCTACTAACGAATGCACCGGATCTTTACCTTTATGGTACGCTACTACAGGCGGAACCATTCTTAATGAACGATGAAAGAGTCGCATTATGGGAAAGAGCGGTTCGTCAGATTATTGGTGACCTGCAACTACAAGATGATAAAGATAGGCACTCAGGTTCTGAGATGCGTGTTATGAATACTTCTGGATACTTCTGAGGAATAAGGTATGGGACTAGAGACAGGCAATTATATAAGCGCGCTCGTTAAAACGAATCCGCTTTCTTCTGATAATGTATCGGAAGGCGATGACCATCTGCAACTTATCAAGAAAATTCTCAAACAGAATTTCCCGGTCGGCACGAATGAGGTTGGACCGGACCAAGCAGTACAGGTTCTTATAGCTAAGTCATCCGCACCTACTGTAGACACTAGCGCATCTGGACATGCAGCCAGAGCAATGGGTCTACTATGGCTAGATACAACCAGCAATTTATTAAAGATAAGGAATCAAGCCAATAGTGCTTGGGTTACTTTATCCGTTAATCCTGAAGTAGATAACTCAGTAGATATTAATGCTGGGACAATTGATGGTGCAGTAATCGGTGGCGCAACACCAGCAGCCGTAACGACTACAAGTCTAGTGGCGACTACTGCCGACATTAACGGTGGCACAGTAGACGGGGCAACCATTGGTGCAGCTTCTGCATCTACAGGAGCCTTTACTACAGTAACAACTACTGGAGCCTTGACGGTAGGTGCTGATTTAACTGTGTCCGGTGATGACATAATCATGGCAACTAACACAGATGCGTATATATTGGTTGCTGATGGTACCAGCTATAACCCTGTAGCGATAAGCGGTGACATTACGATAACTAATGCTGGCGTTACAAGCATTGGTGCTGACAAGGTTGTAACTGCGAAGATACTTGATGGCAATGTGACTAATGCAAAGTTAGCTGACATGGCTGCAAATACAGTTAAGCTTAGGAACGCTAATTCTTCTGGGGTTCCATCTGATCTAGCGGTTGCTACTACAGAAATAGTTATTGGTGATGGTACAGGCTTTACCGCTGCTGCATTGTCTGGCGATGTAACGATGACAAATGCTGGAGTTGTGAATGTTGCAAAGATACAGGGTGAGGCTGTAAGCTCTACGTCAGCAGCAAACGATCAATACTTAAAATACTCATCGGCTTCAAGCGAATGGCAGAAGGTGAATGTAGTCGGTGACGACAAGCTAACCACTAAGGGTGATCTTCTTGTCTACAACACAGTAGACTCAGAGACTAGACTCCCTATAGGATCAAATACTTACGTCTTAACTGCAAACAGTAGCGCAACGAATGGTCTTGACTGGCAAGCTGTCTCCGTAGCTGATGCTGCGATAACTAATGCTAAGCTGGCGAACATGGCAGCGAACACCGTAAAGGTGAGGAATGCTAATTCCTCTGGTGTACCTTCTGATCTTGCTCTAGCTACTACTGAGATTATGATAGGTGATGGCACTGGATTCACAGTTGCCGCTCTTAGTGGTGACGTTACCATGACCAACGCTGGTGTGGTAACTATAGCTAATGATGCAGTAGAACAGGCTATGATCGGTGATGACGCTGTAGGTGCTGACCAACTGGCATCCGATGCAGTTGTCAATGCTAGTATAGCTTCTGGTGCTGCTATTGACGCAGCCAAGATAGCTGATGGCACGGTAACCAGCACAGAGTTC